CGTATCCACCGTAAGACTCTTCGTGGTGGTGCTAACTTCATCGTCTGCGGACCTGAAGTTGCCAACATCCTTGAGTTTACTGCTGGCTTCCGTGCTTCCGTCACTGCTGACGATGAGCGAGGTTCTGCCGGTGCGGTTAGAGTCGGTGCAATCAGCAAGAAGTTCGATGTATATGTCGATCCATACTTCCTCCGCAGTGTGATCCTCGTTGGTCGTCGCGGAACCTCTTTCCTTGAAAGCGGTTATGTGTATGCTCCATATGTCCCACTTCAAACTACACCAACAATCTTCGGAACTGAAGATTTCGTGCCCCGTAAGGGAGTCATGACTCGTTATGCGAAGAAGATGGTCCGTCCAGATATGTATGGATTAGTTGTCTGTCGTGGAATCATTGGAGAAGCTGGTTCAACTAGCTGATCCTAGATCATAGCGAAAGTACAGTGTAAAGCCTCCGTTTTTTGACGGGGGCTTTCCTGTATGACAAAACTACTTATGGGTAAGGCTACAATTGTAGTCTTTCCTATTATGTTTTTGACATGATTATAAATGGAGGGTTTTAAACATGGGAAGTAAAAGAGTAGGCTTGGCGAGAGTCGAAGCCTTAATTGAAAATTTAAAAAGGAATATTGATTTAACAGGTGCAACATTAACGGATGCAATTGTTTCAACTTCTAAAAAAGTTACACTTGCAGATGGTTCAACTTTTATCAATGATGCAAACGGATTTACACATGCTACATTGGATCAGAATGATACTACGGAGCACAAAGTTGCTTCTATTGATCTTAGTGATTTTATGACTGCTGGTAATGTTATTCGTATTCGTGTACGTGGAGTTACAACTGCTGTAACTGGTTCACCAACTGCTTTGACACTTGGTGCAACTTTTAACACTAGTGCCACACACAATGGTGGCACTGATGTACCTATTGTGACTATAGACACGACTGCACCGGCAGCTAACAAAGCATTCATTCTGGAGTTTGATCTTATGATTCACACTACTGGAGCGAGTGGAAAAGCTTCGGGACATGTTCGTGGATATGAATCTAACGATGGAATATCTGAACTTGTTGCAACATCAGCCGGTGCGGTAAGTGTTAACCTTAACACTCATCCACACCTTCACTTGTTCTCACTTACGGCCGGCGGTAGCGATTCTAACAAAGCTACCACTGCAGTATCTGTTGACTTTGAATTACTTGGTGAAGCCAGTTCCTGATTAATTTAAAATATTTTTATATTTTGCCCCCTTCCTTTTGGGTTGGGGGTTTTTCTTTTTGTTAACTTAACACTATTTACTTTACAGGTTTTATAGCGAGGATATATCATGAACCCAAGAAAAAGATTAGCTCTCAAGCTTAAGGCAAGAGCACTTAATGAAGCAGCAGCAGCAGTTAACACTGGCACTGCTACCGGAACCACAACTGTTGCTGATACTACAACTGGCACAACCGTTGGTACCTCTACTGGCACTACAGTCGGCACCACCACCGGTACAACCACCGACACGGAGACTGGCACAACTACCGATACAGAGAGCGAAACGGTTGCAACAACTAGAAAAACTAGAAAAGCTACCAAGACAACTAAAACACGGGCCCGCAAGACAACTAAAAAGACAACTCAGAAAAAGTAAACTGAAATAGTTCAAAACTAATATTTTTTTAAACCGGTCATTGATCGCTTGTTTACTAATTAATTTGAGGAACCTTTTAAATGCCAACTAATTTAAGTCCTAAATCACAATTAAGTGCGATCATTCTCACTTCTACTGGTTCAGTTGCCGATGTGGCCAGTTCAATACCTTTTGGTATTTACACTGGTTCAATTGAATTTTTAAGTGGTGCTGCTGACCAAGTAGCATACACTTTCAAAAAATTAGGTGGAGATGTTGTAGACATTGAGATAACACCTTCTAATGTTTATGCTGCTTATGAAGAGGCAGTTTTAGAATATTCATATATTGTCAACCTACACCAAAGTAAGAATTCTATTTCTAATGCTTTGGGCAACTTAACAGGCACTTTTGATCACAATGGCAAAAGAATGAGTGGTCCTGTTAGTGCAAGTGTTAAATATCCAAGGTTTCAAGTACAACAAGCAAAAAGAATTGGCGACTCAATGTCAACAATAGCTGGATTTGGTGGCACAGTACCACAGTTCTCAGCTTCATTTAAAGCTACAAGCGGCCAGCAAGATTATGATCTACAGCAAATATTAGAGACTCAGTCTACTGCTGGTGTTGATGACAGCGGCAATGCTGTTCCGTTCGCTGGTAAAGTTGGTAACAAAAGAGTAATTGTAGATAAAGTATACTTCAAGACACCTAGAGCTATGTGGAGATTCTTTGGTTATTACGGTGGCATTAATGTTATTGGTAATTATTCAACATATGGACAATTTGCTGATGATTCTACATTTGAAATTGTGCCTACTTGGCAAAACAAAATGCAAGCCATTATGTATGAGGATTCAATTTATACACGAACATCTCACTACTCGTATGAGGTTATAGATAACAAATTGAGATTATATCCTCGGCCCGGTGATTTTGGTTTTGAGAACACGAGAACTGTATGGTTTAGATTTTACTTAGACGACAACAATGTGTTTGAATCTAATGCGGGATACGAAGATGGTGTAAACGGTGTCAATAATATAAACACATTGCCGTTTGGAAACATTCCTTATGAAAACATTAATTCAATAGGTAAGCAATGGATTAGAAAATATGCCTTGGCACTGTGCAAAGAAATGCTTGGTCAAATAAGAGGCAAGTTCACTACAATACCTATTCCGGGTGAAAGTGTTACATTGAATCACTCAGAACTATTATCACAAGCTAAAGATGAACAACAACAATTAAAAGATAAGTTAATGGAGATGCTTAAAGAAGTTGAATACAAAGAGCTTGTTAAATACGATGCAGAAACAACTGATGCAACTGAGAAAATCTTTAAGGCTTCTCCATTACCAATATTTGTGGGGTGAAATAAATGTCAGACGAATGGGAAAGACCAGCACAGCCACCACCACCACTATTCTTAGGTAAGAAAGAAAGAGATCTTGTTAAGCAGGTTAATGATGAATTAATTGAAAGAGTCATTGGCCAGCAGATACTTTACTATTCTATTGATATGGAAAGAACTAATTTTCATGATATGTACGGCGAAGCAATAGAAAAAACTTTTTTACCTCCAATTAGAATTTATGCTCTGATTAATGTTGAAGAGGAAACCACTTCATATCTTGAAGGTGTTGGGGTTGATTCAGATGCTATGATTAATGTATACTTTCATAAGAAAAGATTAAATGATGATCAAAATATTTTTGCAAGACAAGGTGATTTTGTTTTGTACGGAGAAGTGTATTACGAGATAGTTAAGTTATCATCGCCTCGTAAACTCTTTGGTCAAGTTGATCAAACATTTGAAACGATGGCTGTGTGTAAGAGAGCTAGAAGAGGACTATTTGATGCTACCTGATGATTTTGATTTTGCCCAGTTGCCACCAACAAAAAACGATTTTACACTTGAAGAGATAGGAATGTTAGGTTCTTCAATCGAGAGTATAGATTATTCTATTATGTCATGGATGAAAGAGGACTTAGATTTAAGTGCCAAAACAAATGCCGGATATACAAGAGTGCCTGTTTTTTGGCAAGCACCCGAAAGATCATTTCAAGTAAAAGGCGATAAGTCTCTGAGAGATGAAGAAGGTTCAATAATTTTACCTATCGTCAGCATTGAAAGAACAGGCATTGTAAAGGATCCAGCCTTAAAAGGATCTTTTCAAGCTCATTTATTTTCAAATGATGGTAATGGTAGAAGTGGAAGAATGGTCATTGCCAAAAGAATAAAGCAAGATAAGACAAGAAACTTTGCGGTAGCTGCAGGATCTAGAAATATTACAGGTGCACCCGGCCAAAAGAATTATCCTAGAGTAAATCACAAGGTTGTCATACAAACATTATCGATTCCAATCCCTGTGTATGTTAATTTAGAATATAAGATAACATTGAGGACTGAATATCAACAACAGATGAATTCATTAATGCAGCCATTTATTGCTAGGACAGGGCAAATTAATTCATTTTTATTAAGAAGAAATGGTCACATTTACGAAGCTTTTATAGATCAAAATTTTTCACATAATAACAATGTTGCAACTTTGAATGATGAAGTTAGAATGTTTGAGACTGATATTACAATTAGGGTTCTTGGCTATCTAATTGGGGAAGGCGAGAACGATGATCGAGAATTAGTCAAGCGAGAAGAAAACTTTGTTGAAGTACAATTCCCAAGAGAAAGAGTTCCACTTCCGGGTGAAGTGAGCTTTTTTGAAGATTAAATCAGGAACTGAACATTATTTTGTTGTTTCTCTTCCTCCTTTTGAAGATGAAAATACTATTTAAGTAATGATATACATGTCATTATGACAACTAATTCTACAAAAGGAACGCAACATTATGTCAGTAAAGAAATTTAAATTTGTGTCACCGGGAGTTTTTATTAACGAAATTGATAATTCGTTTATCCCTAGGTCAGCAGACACAATTGGTCCAGCAGTAATCGGAAGAGCAACTCGCGGGCTTGCCATGCAGCCTCTCAGAGTACCTTCTTATTCTAGTTTCGTTGAGAACTTTGGGGATACTGTACCCGGAACTGCAGGCGGAGATGTTTACCTTGAAGGTAACCTTCAGTCGCCAATGTATGGAATTTATGCTGCAAAAGCATTCCTTAGACCTAATGTAGCACCTCTTACATACATGAGACTTTTAGGATTTCAACATCCCAATGCATCGGCCGTCGGTAAAGCTGGCTGGCAAACAGAAAATCGTGCAGGCGGCTCGAACGGCGGTGGAGCTTTTGGGTTATTTGTTGCACCATCAGCCTCTGCTCAAACGATTCATCTAGCGGGTGCTGGAGACCTTTTGACTGCTTCTCTTGCTGCTGTTTGGTATTTAGAATCAGGAAGGATAGAGCTATCTGGAACACTCTTTGGAGGTGCTACAGAAATTACATCTGCTTTTGGTGCTGCTATTATATCTGACTCGAATGGTATGTTCGAGGCTAGAGTGGTTTCCGGTAGCAATAATACAGCAGAAGTAGTTAAGTTCCACCTTGATGATTCTAACAGACGATACATTAGAGAAGTATTCAACACTAATCCACAAGTTGTTGAGTCGCAAGGCACTGAGTTCTTCAATTCATCTGCCACTAAGCAGTATTGGCTTGGTGAAACATACGATCAAGAAACCAGAGATAACCTCTCTGACATGAATACAACTTTAGTTGGATTCATTGGTAACATTGCTCACAGTGGTTCCTCAACACCTGCAACTGATACTCCAGCATTTATGAGAAGAGAATCTGTAGAAGCAAGAGCCGGCTGGTTTATATCTCAGGATGTAGAAGAGTCTGGTGATTATCTTCCCGAAAAGATGCAAAAACTTTTCAGACTTAAAGGCCGCGGCCATGGCGAATACTTAAACAGAAATCTTAAAGTTTCTATTGCAGATATTCGTAAATCAAATTCTAGTATTTCCGATTACGGTTCGTTTGCAGTCATCATTCGTATGCTTAGTGATGTTGACGGAGCAATGCAAGTCGTTGAGAGATTTGATAACTGCAATCTCGATCCGGCTTCTCCAAACTATGTAGCTAGAAAAATTGGTGATCAATTCTTACAATGGAATGAGTCTGAAAGAAGACTTAAGCTTTTTGGAGAATATCCTAACCAATCGAAATTTGTATATGTAGAAATGAATACCGATGTTGAAGCGGGTGCAACAGATCCCCTCTTCCTGCCATTCGGATATTATGGTCCGCCTAAGTACAAGGATCAAAATGTCACAATTGCAAATGCGACGATACCCAATTTAGGAATCACATCGGAAGTGTACTACTACCAAGGTGGTGCAGGCATAGGAGCTAAATTAAAATACAATGTATCCGGGGGCGATGTTCTTCCGCCGTCGGCGGCACTCACGGCTTCTCTTAGATATCCTGACATTAGACTTCGACACTCGTCATCTGATGGAGGAACTTCAAGACCTGAAGATACTTTCTTCGGAATTCAAACAACCAGAACCGCAACATCTAATAGATATGATGCTAGCACAAGATTTGTACACAGATCATTAAATGATAGTATCGGCGATGACCCAACAACCGCGGTCGCCACTTTGGCTACAGCAGGTATCGATGCATTCAGTTACATTTTCTCACTCGACGATGTTATCTGTTCCTCTGATAACACTACTGCTTACTATGAATCTGGCTCTAGAGACGACGGTCATTCAAAGACATTTACCGATGGAACAAATGGCTTACTTGATACAGGATTTGATTCGTTCACTGCTCCTTTCTGGGGTGGGTTTGATGGATTAGATATTACAAAACCAGATCCGTTCTACAACAAGCAGTGGTCTGCTAGTTCTACCGAGATTAATAGCTCTCCTTACTACTCAGTTCTTAGAGCTATTGACACCTTGGCTGATCCTGAAACAGTAGAGGCCAACATGATTGTAATGCCCGGTCTTACTAACGAAGGGCTCACTAACAGAATTATTGATGTCTGTGAATCCCGCGGCGATGCAATGACTTTGATTGATCTTGAAGATGGATACATCCCACCTCATGAGCAAAGAAAAGATACCAAGGCCGCGAGAATACCAAACACTCCTCAGCAGCTTGCTACAAACTTGCAGAACAGAGGTATCGATTCATCTTATGCTGCGACCTTCTACCCATGGGTTCAGGCTCGTGAAGAAAGAAATGGTCAGCTTGTATGGATTCCACCAAGTGTAGCAATGATGGGTGTGTTAGCTTCCTCGGAGAGAAAGTCCCACCTTTGGTTCGCCCCTGCTGGGTTCAACCGCGGCGGCTTGTCAGAAGGTGCTGCTGGGCTCCCAGTAGTCGGTGTTTCAACCAAGCTAACATCGAAGGAAAGAGACACTCTTTATGATTCTAAAATTAACCCAATCGCTTCGTTCCCATCCACTGGTATCGTAGTATTCGGTCAAAAGACCCTTCAAGAGAGACAAAGTGCTCTTGATAGAATCAATGTTCGTAGATTGGTAATTTTCTTGAAGAAAGAAATCTCTAGAATTTCTGCTTCCATTCTTTTCGAGCAAAATGTACAAGCAACTTGGAACCGATTTATCGCCCTTGTTGAGCCATTCTTGGCAACTGTTAAGACAAACTTTGGTATCGCTGATTACAGATTGATCCTTGACGAGTCTACAACAACCCCTGACCTTGTTGATCAAAACATTCTTTATGCTAAGATCATGGTCAAACCTACTAGAGCAATTGAGTTTATTGCGATTGACTTCGTTGTAGCCTCAACAGGTGCGTCTTTTGACGACTAAAATAAACTGAGATACTATTTAAAATTATACAAGGAGAACCCAAAAAATGCCATTCTGGTCAGATGATTATCGCTCAGGAAACCTTAAGGATCCAAAGAGACAATATAGATTTAAAGTTGAAATTACAGGTATTAGTGCAGATACCGGAGGATCGTTAGTTTGGTATGCCAAAACTATTAATAAACCTTCGTTTGAGATCTCAACTGGTGAACATACCTACCTTAACCACAAGTTTTACTATCCCGGTGGAGTCACTTGGGCTCCTATTAGTATGACTCTTGTAGATCCACGAGATCCTGATATGACTGCAACCTTATCTGACCTTGTAGAGCTTTCTGGATACTCTCCCCCTAGCACACCGAATGACTTGGGTTCCATGTCAAAGGCAAAATCTGCGGGTGCTCTTGGTACAGTGTTTATCTCGCAGCTTGATGGCGATGGTAAGGAAATTGAAAAGTGGACACTCTGGAATGCTTTCATTACTAAAGTGGATTATGGTTCGCTTCAATATGAAGGTGGCGAAGCATTAGTTGAAATGTCCTTGGACATTGCTTACGACTGGGCTCGTGTTGATACCTCACC